GTATCTGCATTACAAGCAATTTATACTGCTGCAAGTTCTCAAAATAATGCAAATGTTACCCAAAACGATCTTGAATTAACAGAACTTAAACCGTACTACCCAATACCACTTGATTCTGACTATGTGAGAGGGTATTTTACAAGATATTTTGCTAAGTACGTGACAGGTCCTGGCTATGTGATTGAAATATCTCCAACTGACTGGAGTAAAATTCAAAATGGTAACGTAAAACCTAACATGTTAAGCTATCTGACTACTAGTATTCTATGGCAGTTAACTGGACCTTTAAATAACACTAGAGTATCTCAATACCAGATTATAGGTGGTGTTTACGATACAAATAAAAGAACTACAGAAGCAGCAGCTGTTAATTTTGTAGGATTAGTGTCTTTTATAGGTGGTAATTACACAAAGTTTGCAAAAATAACTACAAATGTTGCTCCAACCGGAAGTAAGTAGTATGTTATTAGCAAATAAAAGTTATGTATTATATAGTAGAAACCAAAGAGCAGCTAGCTCAGCTACCTAAAGTAGATAAATGCTTCATAGATGTAATATCTTTATCAGAAGAATCACATCCTCAACTCACATCTCCTTGTGTTCTCTACTATAACGACTTCAGTAAGGGATACATTATCCCATTTAACCACACAGAAACCTTTTTACTTACCTTTGAAGACATCAAACCTCTGCTAGAAGGTACTGTTTACTTGCTAGATTATAAATGGCATGCTCAAATTTGCGATTTGCAAGTTGCAAACTGTGTAGATTTGTACCAAACTACCTTAGACGTATCAGGATCTATTAAGGATTTTAGCTGCTATACTAATGTCCATAGTGATTTTTACCGTAGATTTCCTTATTCGGAAGAAATTAATGCTTTAATACCCATTTCTAAGCATTATGAGAGGTGTGAATGTATGTTTGAGACAGTTAGACCTTATATAGGATTGAGCGGAAATTTGCCGTGGTTAAATGCCTATACAAACGCATATAAATGGGTTGAAGAACAAGGGATTACTATAGATGAAAAGCTCTTTGATAAGCATTTTGAACCTACTTGGAAGGCTAGATCCATTAAAAACGGTAAGATATACACTAAATACAATCTTTACAACATTACTTCTAGGCCAACTAATTCGTTTAATGGCATTAACTTCTTGGCTTTTACGAAGGATAATGGTTCTAGAGCAGCTTTTATACCTGAAAATGATGTATTTATTGAGTTTGACTTTGATGGATACCATTTAAGACTTATTGCTAACATACTAAACTTCAATCTACCCATTGATAAATCAGTTCACGAGGTGTTAGGACAGCAGTATTTTGGAAAAGAAGAACTAACTCTGGAAGAATACCAAGAATCAAAGAAGATTACCTTTAGACAACTGTATAATGGAGTAGAAGATCAGTACAAAGAGATTCCATTCTTTAAAGAAGTAGCAGAGTTTGTAGAAGAAATGTACAGGGAATATCAAGAAACAGGTCAAATTTACTTACCAAACGGTAGAAACTTTAGACAGAGTGGGTTTAACGCACAAAAATTATTTAATTATTACATACAATGTCTTGAAACTGTTAATAATGTTGAGAAGTTAACCAAATTAAAAGAGCTTTTCAAAGGTAAAAAGAGTAAGGTAGTATTAGTAGTCTACGATTCTATTCTCATTGATTACTCAACAGACGATCCTAAAGGCTTTCTTAGTAATATTAAAAGCATACTTGAAGAGGATGGCTATAGAGTAAAAGCACAAAAGGGATTAAACTACAACTTTTCACACTAGGAACTAACTATTTATTATGGATTACTTAGAACTAACTCAAGACCAATTGAAGAATAAACTATTCTGTACATTTTCAGCCAAAGATAAACTCGAAAACACCCTTACCACTATTCAAAGTGAGTATACTATAATGTATGGTAAGATATTCGTGTTAGAATCACCTGATTCTGATGAATACTTATGTACTTACAACATTGAAGTTGATAATGGTGGTACTAGGGTACTTCCAAACACGATTCTACTCCATAGAAAGAAAGAAAGCAACACGCTTTATACAATTAACAGCCTTAATTTATTAATTAAATCACTAAACGAAGGTGTATTAGATACATCTTTTCGTATTGACTGGCTAAACTACAAAAATACAATACTCCTAACTCAAGGAGAAGATCTCAAAAAGCTATCTACAAAGATTTACAAAATAGTAAACCTTTAGTTGCTATATTGAATCTTTATTTGTATATTCTTTATATAATGTAAATTTTTAACGAAAAACAAAGTATAATTATGGATTTAAATTCAATGAAATCCAAACTAGCTGCCTTACAAAACCCTAGGCAGGGTGGTGGACAAAAGCGCGACATGAGTTTAATTTTATGGAAACCAACAGTCGGAAAACATTCCGTTCGTTTAGTTCCATCAGTAGTAGATGCATCAAACCCTTTTAAAGAGGTGTATGTGCATTACGGAATTGGCAACCGTACAATGATTGCCTTAAGTAATTTTGGAGAAAAAGATCCCATCGTAGAATTTGCTAAGCAATTAAAAGCTGCAGGTGATAAGGACAATTGGGTATTATCAAAAAAGTTAGAACCTAAAATGCGTGTATTCGCACCAGTTATTGTTCGTGGTGAAGAAGAAAAAGGTGTACGTTTATGGGAATTTGGTAAGCAAGTTTACCAAGAGTTGTTGAGTATTGCTGATGATCCTGATGTAGGTGATTACACGGATCCAATTCAGGGCCACGATATCACTATTGAAACAACTGATCCTGCTACAAACGGAACAAGTTACAATCAATCTAAAGTACGTGTTCGTACTAAGGCTACTGCACTATCTGATAACGCTAATGACGTTAAAAAGTGGTTGACTGAACAACCTGATGTATTTAGCATTTTCAAAAAGTATAGCTATGATGAGATGAAAGAGTCATTGCTACAGTGGTTGAATCCAGAAGAAACTGCAGATGAAACTGCAGAGCCGGTAATTGAAGCAGCTCCAGCAAACGATATTCGTGCTGAAGTAGAAGCTAAGACAATATCTAAACCCGCATCATTTGCTTTGAGCACTAAGAAAAAAGCAAATATCGACGAGGAGTTTGATGAATTGTTTTCATTGAAGTAGCAATTAAATTCAAAGAGCAGGTGATATTTATTAGAAATAATAAATATGAACTATAGAAAACTTTGGATTAAAGCAAATGGTCCTATTCCGGTAGATGAGCAAGGTAGAAGTTTTGAAATACATCATAAAGATGGAAACAGAAATAATAATGTATTGGAAAATCTAGAATGCTTATCTATCGAGGATCATTTTAAATTGCACTACAATAAAAAAGAGTTTTTTGCTGCTAATCTAATTGCAAAAAGACTCGGTCGTTCTTTGGAACATATTACTAATTGGAATATGTCTGAGGAGGGTAGAAAGAAGCTTAGAGAGTCTAAGTTAGGAGATAAAAATCCTATGAAAGATCCTATAGTAGCTAAAAAAGTCGCTGATGCTTTGCGAGGAAGAAAGAAATCAAAAGAAGCAGAAATAAAAAGGTTGGAAACTGCGAGAAAAAATAATACCTTAATAAGAACGGAAGAGACGAGACTTAAAATGAGAAAACCCAAAGCAAAAGTTGAGTGTTCACATTGCAAGTTTGTTGGAGGTATTTCCACTACAAAGCGATGGCATTTTGATAATTGCAAATACAAATAATTTATGGCAAAAGAAAAAAAACCAACGCTTAACGAAAGTGTAGCTAGTGCTTTGAAAGGAACCTTTGATTTAGATAAATTCATTTCTTCAAAGAACTTATCAAGCACGTCAATTAAAATGAAAACCCAGCAGTGGATACCTTTATCAAAAGCTTTTCAAGATTGCCTTTCCGTTCCAGGTATACCAATTGGTCATACTACTTTGTTAAGAGGTCACTCAGATACAGGTAAGACAACCGCATTATTAGAAGCAGCAGTAAGTGCCCAGAAAATGGGCATCTTACCTGTTTTTATTATTACGGAAATGAAGTGGAACTGGGAGCATGCTAAACAAATGGGATTACAAGTTGAGGATATCCCAGATGAGAATGGAGAAGTAGCAGATTACAAAGGTTTTTTTATCTATGTTGATAGAGAAAGATTAAATACAATTGAAGATGTAGCTGCATTCATTGCTGATTTATTAGATGAGCAAAAGAATGGTAGATTGCCTTACGATTTATTATTTTTATGGGATTCAGTAGGATCTATTCCGTGTAAATTATCCGTAGAGTCAAATAAAAACAATAATGAATGGAATGCAGGTGCAATGTCTCAACAATTTGGTAATTTTATTAACCAGAAGATAGTATTATCACGTAAACAGAGTCAGCCATATACAAACACAATGCTAGCAGTAAATAAAATCTGGGTAGCTAAAGCTGAAAATATTATGGCTCAACCAAAGATAGCCAATAAGGGAGGAAATACAATGTACTTCGACGCTTCCCTTGTTATCACTTTTGGTAATGTGACTAACTCAGGTACAAATAAAATAAAAGCAACAAAGAATGGTAAAGACGTTGAGTTTGCTAAGAGAACAAAGCTTTCTGTTGATAAAAACCACGTCAACGACGTTACATCGGTAGGTAAAGTTTTAATGACAGCCCATGGTTTCATAGATGACACTAAGCAAGCTATTGATAGTTATAAAAAGGAGCATTCTAAAAATTGGTTAAAAGCTCTAAATGCAACAGATTTTGATATTGTAGAGGAAACCGATGCTGATACAAAAGACTATTTTGATCCAACAGAAAATGAATAACAACCGCTTTTATTCTTTTGTTTAAAAAGTTGGAATTGGTGTAAATTCTAACTACATTTAAATATTATTCACTATTAAAACTTAAACGTATCACACGCATTAACATTGGTATTCCACCCAAGCAACTTACTGATAAGCATGTAATGGCCGAACACAGAGAGTTAAAACGTATCCCAAACGTAGTATCAAGAGGCAGGTATAATCTTAAAACTGCACCTGCTCAGTTTACTTTAGGAAAAGGACACGTATCTTTTTTCTATAATAAGCTAGGTTATTTAAAAAAGCGCTACATTGAACTATACAATGAATGCAGGGCAAGAGGTTTCAATGTCCAATGCTACTTAAGTTCTTGGGATGGGGTGCCAATTCAGTTGATGAACGATTATACACCAACTGAG